CCGCAGCAGGAGCAAAGGATTTAGGAAGGGCGGCGGACATTACGTCGAATATCATGTCTGGATTTGGCATTGAAGCGTCAAAAGCTGGACATGTAGCAGACGTTCTTGCAAAAGCTTCGTCGAGTGCTAATACAAACGTCCAACAGTTGGGCGAAGCCATGGTTTATCTTGCCCCTGTTTCTAAGACACTCGGATGGACAATGGAAGAAGCAACCGCAGCAGTCACGGCATTGTCTGACGCAGGTATCCAAGGAGCACAAGCAGGTGCGGCGTTTTCGACTAGCTTGGGGCGGTTAGCTAAGCCGACAAAAGAAATGCAAGAGGTAATGAAAAAACTCGGGTTGTCCTTTTTCGACGCGCAAGGAAATATGAAGCCGCTGCCAGCCGTCATCGCAGAGTTAGAACGGGGCACAAAGGGTATGACCGCTGAACAAAAATCGGCTGCATTGACAACACTTTTTGGTGCAGAGGCGTACAAGCATTGGGCTGTCCTGTTGGATAAGGGCAGCAAAGCGCTAGATGAAAATACAAAAATGCTAATAAACTCAGATGGCGCGGCGCGAGAAATGGCAGAAACAATGAGCAATAACACAAACGGCGCGTTTAAAGAATTTGCTTCAGCCGTTGAAGGTTTATCGATTGCGTTATCCGATCATCTACTTCCTTATGTGACAAAGATCATCAAAACCCTAACGGAATGGGTGCGGAAGTTCGCTGAATTAGATGGCTCTACTCAAAAAATCATACTAGTTTTGGCTGGAATCGCAGCGGCTATAGGACCGGTTTTGGTAGCAACAGGCATGTTGTTTACAAGTATCGGAACAATCGCAACGGCTTTTGGGGCTTTGTCGGGTGCAATTGCAGCAGCAGGTGGAGTTTCCGCAATATTTGGTACAGTCATAGCGGCGCTAACAGGACCAATAGGGATAGCTATCGCTGCAATTACAGCGCTAATAGCAATCGGCGTAGCACTCTACAAAAATTGGGATGAAGTATCGGTGTTTTTAAAAGGTATATGGGAAGGTATTAAAGAAGCTGCCACAATCGTTTTTAGCGCTATATCAGATTACCTAATAACTAAATGGGAAGTAGTTAAAACAATAACAGAAGTTGTATGGAACGGAATCAGTACATTCTTTTCCACAGTTTGGGAAGGTATCAAAAATATCTTTAATACAGTCGTAGAAATCATTAAACAAACTATGGAAATATATTGGAATTCCATGGGCGAAGGCATCAGGTTAGTTTGGGACGGTATTAAACAATACTTTGAAGGCGTTTGGGAATTAATTAAAAATGTGTTCTTGGGTGCTTTATTAATTATCATAGATTTATTAACTGGAAATTGGGAAGATGCAAAAAATCATACATTGCAAATTTGGGATAATATCAAAAATGCACTCGGAGACATCTGGGAAGGTATTAAGAAAGTATTCAGCGGTGCGGTAGAAGCGGCTTTAGGATATGTAAAAACAGCTTGGGATAATATCAAAAATACAACTTCAACAGTATTTACTACAGTAAAAAATTCGATTAGTACGATTTGGAATAACATAAAAACTTTTGTAAGAGATACTGTAGCGAATATTGTCACTACGGTTACAAATAAATTCGCTGAACTTAAAAATGCAGTAACCGAAAAGATGCAATTAGTAAAAACTACTATTGAGGATTTATGGAATGAAGCACAAAAGTTTTTGGAGGGCATCAATCTATACGAAATCGGGCGCAACATCATCCAGGGTCTCATAAACGGTATTTCTTCAATGGCCGGCGCTTTGTGGGAGAAAACAAAATCGATTGCGGAGTCAATCAAAAACACAATCAGTGGTGCGCTCGACATCAACTCACCATCCCGTGTTATGCGTGACGAGATTGGTAAATGGATCCCGATTGGACTGGCAGAAGGTATCGAGAAAAACATCAGTGCTGTTGTGTCTGCGACAAATAGAATGGCTCAAGCTTCTATACCAAACGTGTCTGGTGCAAATGTCGGTGGAAACACAACAACCATCAATGTTCCGAAGACAGCAGGGGCGAAAATAGAACAGCATTTTCATTTTCACTCATCTTCACCAACTCCATCAGAAATCGCTCGAAGAAATCTTCAAGCTAGTCGTCAACTTGCAATGGAATGGGGGCTATGATATGCAGAGAGTTGTCTATACAAACTCAAGAGGACAGTCGGTGGAGCTGAAATCGTCAGCTCCTTTTCTTTTACAAAGCGTCGATGGACTCGGTGACGTAGACGCTGACACTCAAACACAGAAATCCCCATTTCAAGATGGCTCGACATACATTGATTCCGTTCTTCAAGAGCGCGCTATCTCATTGGAAATTGTAATTATAGCATCGGACAAACCAACACTATTACAGCAACGACAATATCTTGCTTCTGTTTTTAATCCAAAGTTAGGACAAGGGATACTTCGCTATGAAAACGGGGAAGTCGTTCGTGAAATCGAAGCTGTTTCGGATGGGGTTCCGGTTTTTCCAAGTGGAAGAGAAAATCGTGGACCAATATTCCAAAAAGCACTAATTAATCTCATTTGTCCGAATCCATATTGGCTAACAGAAGAAAAAGTTGATCAATTGGTTGTTTGGGAAGGTGGTCTCGAATTCCCGTTGGAACTTCCTACTTTCTTTGCACAGCAATCTACTAATAAAGCAAAAATTCTATTCAATGACGGCGATGTAGAAACACCTATTTTCGTGACCTTTCATGGACCTGCTACAGCTCCGATTCGGATTGTTAATGTGACCACAGGCGAATTTATCGAGGTAAATCAAAGTCTTTTGCATGGGGAACGGTTAGAAATTAGTACTGCTTTTGGCCAAAAGAGAGTAACAAAGGTGCTAGCTGACGGAACTGAAGTAAACGCGTTTCACTATATTTCACTGGACAGCACGTTTTTTCAACTTATCCCTGGGAACAACCTATTGGACTACTCAACAGGCGCTGACTATGAACGAGCTGCAGTAAAAATCACATGGCGCAATCGTTACTTAGCAGTGTAGGGAGGTGGGAATATGGCAGAAGAATATTCGTTTTTTAATAGTGTTAACGGCGATAGACGGTATGACATGGAGCAATTCGCAACGTACTTTAAGCAATTTTTATCAAATGGAATTTATCACACGAACAATGTTCCGGCATTAAGAGTATCGCATGTATCCGGAATGCAAACAAAGCTGGAACCGGGTTCAGCTTATATCGAGGGATTCATGTACCGCAACACAGAGGATATTATTTTTACTCACGAAGCCGCAGATCCAACAAACACAAGAATAGATCGCATTGTTCTGCGGTTAGATCGGAGCTTAAACGCTCGGTATATCAAAGCTTTTGTAAAAAAGGGTACACCTGCTACGAATCCACAGCCTCCAGTTCTTCAACGTGATGACATTGTATATGAAATTAGCTTGGCGCAAGTTCGAATTGAAGCAGGAAAAACGACGATTTCTAGCGTGACGGACGAGCGATTGGATCCCAACGTCGCAGGATTGGTATCATCTCTTATCACGGTGCCAACGGAACAATTTTTGGATGAATGGAATGCATGGATGGCTGAAATGAACGAGAAAAAAGAAGACTATCAAGTGGCTTGGGAAAGCTGGTTCAACGGTATTCAAAATCAAATCGGCGTTAGATTGTTAACTGGTAGCAACGAACCGACTGATGCGGTTGCAGGTGATATCTGGTTTAAGAGCATATAGGTGGTGAGCAGCATGCAACCGATCAGAATTTTAACACCGTCTTTTCAGTTTTTAGGTGAGATAGATGATTATGAAAGCTTACAATTCATTAGGCGTTTCCGTAAGCCAGGAGAATTTGAATTACACATTAACGCAAACAAAAATTTGACGGACACGTTGCAAGAAGACAATCTCATTGTTTTGAGTCCGCGTAAAGTTGGAGTTATTCTCCACCGTGAATTAAATCGAGAAAATACAGAACAATTGATGATTAAGGGTTACACGCTTCAAGGGATTTTGAGCCGAAGAATTACTGTTCCACCTGTTGGGCAAGCATACGACAAAATAAAGGCGAATGCAGAAACTGCCCTGAAACATTACGTCCGTCAGAATGCTGTTGAGCCAGCGGACTCAAACCGGATCATTCCTAATCTTATCATTGCTGATGATTTGCAACGAGGACCGATTGTCGATTGGCAATCGCGATTTAAAAATCTTGTTGACGAGCTAGAGTCTATTTCATTTTCTGCCGGAATCGGATGGGACATTTTTTTAGACTTGCAGGAACAAAAATGGGTTTTCGAAGTTTATGTACCAAGAAACTTGACAACATCTCAAAATACACTACCAGCTGTTATTTTTTCTGTTGATTTCGACAATATCAAAAACCAAACATTCACAGATAGCGCAATAAACTATAAAAACTATGGATATATTGGTGGCCAAGGCGAAGGCGAAGATCGTGCTGTTGTTGAAGTAGGTAATGCATCTGGACTATCACGAATTGAGACATTTATTGATGCACGTGACATTGAAGAAGGAGAAAATCTCACTGTTCGTGGCCAACAAAAACTACAAGAAATGCAAAAAATATTGAGTTTTGAATCAGAAATCCTAGCATATGGTCCGTTTGTTTATGAAAAGGATTGGGATTTGGGCGACATCGTAACTGTGCAAGACAAAAAATGGGGAATTACATTAGATACGCCGATCACAGAAGTGAAGGAAATCTATGAGCCGGGTGGATTCCGATTAGAAGTCACATTTGGGAATACAGTTCCAACGTTGATTGACCGTATTAAGAAAACGTTTGACACACCATTGGTAGAAAAAACAATTATCTCGGCTGTTCCAACTAAACTTTCAGAGCTTGAAAACGACGCCGGGTATATCACTGCGGATGATATTCCTGTAGCAACGCCGACAAGTGATGGTTTGATGCCCAAGGACGCTTTAGCAAAATTGAACGGAATTGCTGCGGGTGCGGAAGTCAATCAAAATGCATTCACAAACGTCAAAGTTGGCGCTACAACCATTTCGGCTGATTCGAAAACAGATACTCTTGAATTAGTGGCAGGAGCAAATATTTCTCTTACTCCAGACACTGCGAATGACAAAATAACGATCGCAGCAACAGTTCCAGTCATCAGCGTAAATGGAAAAACGGGAGCTGTTTCCCTCTCTGCTTCAGACGTTGGGGCGGAAACACCAAGCGGAGCGCAAGCAAAAGCAAATACAGCTGAAGCTAACGCAAAAGCTTACACCGACACAAAAATTGCAAGTTTGATTAACAGCGCTCCTAGTACGCTTGACACATTACAAGAACTTGCGAATGCTTTGGGAAATGACCCGAACTTTGCAACGACAATCACGAACCAACTGGCTTTAAGGACAAAAAAATATGCAGCTACCATCGGAGATGGAAAAACAACGACATTCACGATTACGCACAATTTAAACACACAGGATGTGGTTGTGACTGTTCGTGAAAATGCAAGTCCATATAATGTGGTTTTTGCTGATATCCAAATTACAGACGCAAATAACATCAAAGTATTATTTTCAACAGCACCTTCATCAAACCAATATAAAGTGATTGTTGTCGGATAGGAGGGAGGGATATGAGGTGAATTTTGTTGGGCAAGATTTAAAGTTTACTGGTAATGATGTTTGGCACAAAGGTAATTTAACTAAGGTTAGTCAGCTAAGTAATGATGCTGGATATGTCACTGCTAGTAATCATAGTCACGCAAATATCAATTCAAGAGGCAATGTCACTGCTGAAACTGGTAATACGCGCCCAGCGGTAAATGGTGTATCGATGGGACAAGTCTATAACAATGGTTACCCGATTCCTTATGGGAATGTGCTTACATTAAAAGGAGCTGGGGACACTCAATTATTGCTCGGATGGCCTGGAACAAGCGGCGCTCACGCAGATAACTATATTCGTTCAAGAAGAGATGTAGCTGATGCTAATTGGTCTAGTTGGGCTAAAATCTGGACTTCCGCAAACTTTGATCCAAATACAAAAGCCAACAAAACAGAGATACCGACCAAATTGTCACAGCTCGAAAATGACATCGGTGCGGGAGGTGGTGTAAAAATAACGACCAGCCCTACAGCACCATCCAACACGAGCCCAGGAGACTTTTGGTATAAGGAGGTATAGAAATAATGGCAGATAAAAATATTCAAATGACACAAAGAAACGCAAGTAATACAGGATGGGATAATCTTTTCCCAGTAACAAAAGATAGTAATGTTATTATCACGGACCCGAATAACCGATTCGCTGGAACCAAGTTAGATCAGGTTCTTGATGAACTTTTTACATTTGCCAATGACGGTAAAAGTAGTATCGCCGCCGTCATTGGAAGTCCTGCGACAAATGGCGATACGTTTGCGACATTAGCGAATCATATTCAAAATGCTAAAAACACGATGGCAATGAATTTAACAGCGAAGGGAACGTCAGCAAGTGGAACAGAATCCCTTCAAGCATTAGCGGATAAAATTGCGAATGCGAATATAGGGAGGAAATGGGCGAGTGGAGTAAGCACTCCTTTTCAAGAATCAAAATTTACTGAAAGGGTTATAGAAATAACTGGACTAGCATTTCAACCTAGTTTTGTTTTAATGAGGACTACTATTGGTTCATTAAAACCCGGATTTGTATTAGGGATTTATCCATTTTTCGGAGAGTATTCAAGAATAGAACAAGTAATTGAAGGTATTACAAATGTTAATAACTTTAGAATATATACTAGAACTTCTGGATTTTCGATTAACCCAGATGGTTTTAGAGCAATTGTATTTACGACAAATCAAACGCAAGGCATAGGATTTCCGAATGACGTAGAATGGATAGCGTTTGAATAAGGAGGGATAAAATGAATAATCGTATAGGACGAAAAATTTATTACGACAAAACAACAGGTAATGTTATTCTCGATACAGGCGAACGACAAGGCGCAGTTGTTGAAACAACCATTGACCAAGATTTTGAAACGTACCAAGTGTTAAAAGAGCGAGTTCGCGATACCGTTGGTGTTATTCAGTTAGAATACGGTCAATATGCGGCTGATTTTGCGCAATGTAACGGATACCGTGTTAATCCCGAAACAAAGACGTTAGAGTTTTCGTATCCCGATCCGAACGCAACCGAGCCGCAAGAGCCGGTTTATCAAAAACCATTGTCGGAACAAATTGAGGAAACCAAAGAAGCGATTGCGGAATTAACATTATTACTAACTACAATGACAGGAGGGGTGTAAGATGGTATTTACTGAAAATAGCGGTCTTGTAAAAGTTTGGGTAAGTCTTGTCTTAAACGGCACATATACGCTCGACCAAGTGCCTGATTTATTTAATCTCAAAGAAGTGGTTGCACAAGTAGTCAATAGCTTGCAAAAATGAACATTAGGACGATAATGCGACATAAACGCCCAAACGAAGGCGTATTTTTTTATGCCTTTATACAGAAAGAGAGGTAAACATGGTGGAACGATTAGATATTATTTATAAAACCGGCGCGGCCATTCTTGGTGGCATCACCGGTTTGATATTTGGTGAATCAACTGGATTGCTTGTTGCACTATTTTGGATGGCGATTATTGATTACGGAACTGGGATGGCCGCAGGATACACAGAAGGCACTTTGTCTAGCAAGGTTGGATTTAAAGGGATAGGCAAAAAAGTGATGATCTTTGTGATGGTTGCACTTGCTCATCAAGTCGATAGTGCACTCGGAACAAAAAATATGTTCCGCGATGCGACTATCGTTTTTTATATGTCAAATGAATTGTTGAGTATTTTTGAAAACGCTGGGCGTATGGGGGTTCCCGTGCCAGATCGGTTGACCCAGGCTGTTGAGGTGCTGAAAGGGAGAAGTGAGAAAGGAGTAGATAAATAATGTTGAAAATTGTTTTAGATGCAGGACATGGCGGCCGTGATCCTGGCGCAGTGGCTAACGGTTTGAAGGAGAAAGACCTTACACTTTGTATTGTGAGACACATTGGGCGTTTATTACGTGAATACGAAGGCGTAGAAGTACACTACACTCGTACAGACGACCGTTTCCTCGAACTTTCCGAACGTGCCGCGATTGCGAATAAGTTGAAGGCTGATTTACTCATTTCTGTTCATATCAACGCAGGCGGCGGAACAGGGTTTGAGAGCTTCATTTACAACGGCAACGTCAGCGCAAAAACGATTGCGTATCAAAACGTTATTCATGGCGAGATTATGAAAGCAATTGGCGGAGTACGGGACCGCGGCAAAAAACGCGCCAACTATGCCGTGCTTCGCTTGACGAATATGCCGGCCATTTTGACAGAAAACTTGTTCATTGACAACCCGGACGATGCAATAAAACTCAAGTCGGAGCAGTTCTTGCAACAAGTCGCATATGGCCACGTGCAAGGTATTGCCAAAGCGTTTGGATTGAAGAAGAAAGGGGGAAAAACTACCGTGCAAAAAACTGTGAAAGATGACGTTACCGGT